TGCCAAGTTGGAGTTGGACGCTAACAAACAGCGTCTGACAGAACGTGAACTCAACCTTGCAGAAAAGACCGGGGAGGGCATTTGAGAAAGGCGAGAGATGTACTGATAGCGCTTAAGGAGCAGATTGCGCTAGACAAAGACGACAGACTGACGCACTTGGCACGTATTGACGATCCCGTTGAATCCGCCAAACTGCGTGGTGAAATCCGCTACGCGAGTAGCCTGCTTGACCACATGTTAGCTATTCTAGCCAAAGGAGTTGACTGATTATGCCCAACGAAGTGCTATACAAGACGCCCGAAGAACAAGAGCAGCTGTTTAATAAGTTCTGGGAAGATGATTCTCTTACTCCTGCAACTCTAACAGCCCAGCCTAATCCGGCCCCCTCGTCCGAGGTTGTGCCAAAACCCGAAGAAAGTGCGACACCTGTAGCAACCGAAGAAGTAGCAGCAAAGCCTGAAGACAAATCCCCGGAAGCAGTTGCGACTACGACCCCTCCCGAGAACAGTCCTCAGACACCTGCACCAACCACTGATCCCATTGGGGAACTGCTCAACAAAGTACCGGAAGAACTGAAGCCTCAGCTAGAGACTTTGCTGGTGCAAGCCAAAGAAGCACAAATTTGGCAGCAGCACCACCAGAATCTAGCGTCGAAGCATCGGAAACTTCACAACGAGTTGAATCGTCTCAAGGGACAAGTGGAACAAGCTCAGCAGAAACCGCAGCCGGCTCAACCAGCGTCTACGGCTACTGAGATTGATGAAGTTGAGAAACAGTTGCAAGAAGCCGATCCCGTACTGGCGAAGTACCTCAACACCAAGCTGGCGAAACTGGAAGCAAAGCTGGCCCAGGAAGCTCAGGCAAAGGCGCAAGAGGCAATCCAGCCGTACGAGCAGCAGCAACACGAACATTTCGTCAACGAGCAACGTAACATCCTAACGCAAGCTGTACCTAACTGGCAGGAAGTTGCAACGAGTGAAATGTTCAATGCGTGGCTGGAACACCAGACTCCCTCTGTAAAGGGTCTGTACAACTCCTACGCTGCTGATAACATTCGACTTCTACAGCTGTATCAAAACGACATGGAACTGTGGTTTGGGAATCAACAGAGTCAGCCCAAGCAAGCACCCGCACAGCCGGCACCAAATCCGGTGGCTACGAAAGTAGTCGAGAATCGACAGAAGAAGCTGGAAACATCAGCCCCTCTGCCTAACTCTCACGTAGGTGTTACTAAGCCGGCAGAACGTACCCCAAAGCAGCTGTTTGATGATCTGTACAACAACCCGGACTTGATTATGTCCATCCTTGGAAAAAGTCCGAACAACTGACAAACGAGAGAGGGAGAAGTAATCAATGACTACGCAGTACAATACTTACGGTGATCTTGGCGAAACCATCGGTATCTATGCCAGTTCCAAGCTGCTCAAGACGGCTGACACCAAGCTGGTGCTGGACAAGTTTGGTCTGTCCGAATCGATGCCGGCTAATAAGGGTGACACCATTCGGTGGCGTCGAATCAAGCCGTTTCCGGTGAATCTGAGCACTCTCACTGAGGGTGTGACGCCTCCGGCCACGAACATCGAGTTCGAGACGGTTGACGCAAGCCTGTACCAGTACGGTGCTCGGTACGCTTACACCGATGTTGCGAACGATCTGCTCGATCTGAACTTCCTGAATCCGACCATTGAAGAGGCGGCCAAGCAGGCGGCTCTGACTCGTGAACTGCTGATCTGGAACACTCTGAAGAGCGGCGGCACCACGTTCTACTCCAACGGCTCGGCGCCGACTGACGTAAACACTCCGGTGGACTCGGACGCTATCCGCGCTATCATCCAACATCTGGATCGTAACCACGCTACCAAGGTTGCGAAGATGATTAAGGCTGGTCCTAACTTCTCGACGGAACCGATTCGTCCGGGTTACATCGCGGTTGGTCACATCGACCTTCAGCGTGACCTGGAAGAGATGGACGGCTACGTTCCGGTTGAGAACTACGCGAGCTACAGCCCGGTGTCGGAGTACGAAGTCGGTTCGCTGAACGGTGTCCGCTTCATCCTGACTCCGCACCTGTCTCCGGACCTGGGTGCTGGTTCCGCCACGCTGAACGGTATGCGCAACACCAACAGCGCCGTGGACGTGTACACCCTCGTGGTGTTTGGTAGTGATGCGTACGGTACGGTGGCTCTCAAGGGTATGAACTCAGTGCAGGTCAAGGGCCGCAAGCCGGAAATGCTGACTCCGGGTGATGCCCTCGGCCAGCGTGGTGAGATTGCGTGGAAGTTCTGGCATGCGAATAAGATCCTGAATGACAACTGGATCGCCAACTTCAAGTGCGCTGTGACCCAGCTGTAATCATCCCACGATCTTTTAGGAGAGAAACAAATGGCTACTTATAACAGTAATATCTACCGGGGTCCGCAGACTCGTGGTGTTGACACGCAGACTTCCGTAGTTCAGTTGGTTGGCAAGTTGAAGTTGCCGTCTGGTGTTGCCCCGCTTACGGGTGACGTGCTGAAGCTGGCGCGTATTCCGGAGGGCGTGTACATCACCAAGTTCCGTATCTGGAACAGTGACTGGGGTTCGTCTGTCCCTGGCAAGATCGGTCTGGCAACCCAGGACGACGACGCTATCCACGCTACGTATGCTTTTGGTACGTCGGCACTGACCACCGGCAAGACGTTCCGCAACGATGAGACTGCTGGCACTTCGGACAACACGGCTGCGTTTGCAACTGATTTGGCAGTCGTTAGCACGAGTGGTGGGGATGACCTACAGGTTACTTTGGGCACTGTTTCGACGGGTACTGCTGGTGCGTATCTCACGTTCCAGTGTGAGTACATCAACCTGAACAATCCGGATGCCGGCACCATCGTCTATGACTGGAACGGCAAGTCCTCGCTGTAATCTGTAACACCAACCCTTGTTGTAAACTGACCCCCACCTCTGCCAAACGGTATGTGGGGGTTTTATTGGCAACAGGCGTTCAGCTGATGCCCCTGGACATAATGAAACCAGACGAAGGAGTAACACCAAGATGAGTAATAACCCGACTGATATTCTCCGTGCTGAATTGCTTGCCCTTAAGTGGCCAGACCTCAAGCGTAAAGCCTCTCAAGAGTACGGCATCAAGTTGCTTGCTGAGTACAATGCCGACGACATCATCACTCTGATTATCGGTAAAGCCACTGGCGCTACCAGTTACGTCACAGACAAGCAGGACCTGTCGGAGAAGGATTCTCGTGCAGGTTGGTCCCGCATCCGCGTGATGAAGAACAGCAACGAACAGGGCACCCACTGTATGGTGTGCCACAACGGCTACCAGATTGCGATTCCGTACAACGTGGAAGTCAACATCCCCACCGTCACGGCTGAGTATATCGCATCCAAACAGACCCCATCTCCCGTTGAAGCGGGGGACGGTGTTGGGGTACGTATCGAGTACGCTCCCCGCTGGGTCGTGGCGTTCATGGAAAGGAACTACGGTCCAGATGGTGAGACGAACTACATCCCGAAGAGTGAACGTCACAAATACTGGACGGAGATTCGCGAGCGCAAGCTGAATGAGAAGAGGGAGTTCTTCCGTCGATTCCAATTCTGGCCCACCGATAAGAAGCTGAAGCAGTATTTCGAGGCGGGCCTGTTCCGTAAGGAGGAAGCCAAGGCATGAATTATCTCGACCTCACCAACGAAGCTATCCGTGAATCAGGCATCTCGTTGAATGCTCTGACCAGCGGTAACTTCACTTCTTCCACACTTGATCCGATGTACACCAAGTTCAAGAACTTCGTCATTCAGGCGTGGGAGGAGATTCAAACGGAGAGGCGAGATTGGGAGTACATGCAGCAGAGCGCTGTAGTGCGTCTGGAGCCTTCCATCGAGGTGTACGGTGGAAGCTCCATCAACGATCTGACAAGTGATTTCAACGCGGCTACGTTCAAGCTGCACAACACAGCAAACGCAGACATCTTCACGTCACGATCCAGCAGTGCTTTCACTATCGAAAGTGGAGCATTGGCCGACGATGACGCAGAGGGTATTCTGAAGATCAACTCGTTCGCGGCTAACACCCCGTTCCTTCTGGAGCCTGGAGATTTGCTGACTACTAGCAGTTCCTCGGCGCTTTGCTACTTCCGTCGATGGGGCCGGTATGATCTGTCACAGACTGGCGGGCTGAATCGAGATGACGTGTCGGACATCGCAGAGATCAAGGTAGACTCTGTAGCGTTGACTGATTACCAGTACGAATCTGGGCAGAGTTACACGAGCGTTACGTGGCACCGTCTTCAGTACATCCCGTATCAGAACTGGCAGAGGTACACGTTTGATCGTCCTACTAGTGTCGATGAACCCAAGGCGTTCACGATCAGCAACGACGGACGGGCGGAGTTCTGGCCTCCGATGGATACTTTCTATCATCTTTCGTTTGAGTACACCAAGACTCCCCAGACGTTTAGCACGTATTCGGATACCCCGACAGGTCTGCCTGCACGCTTTCACAAGGCCATTGCTTGGAGAGCGTTGATGAACTATGGGGAGTTTGAAGGTATCGCCCAGATTTACAATCGAGCCAAGGCACGGTACTCCAAGTACAATTTTGAGATGTGCCGTGATCTTCTACCCGCACCGGAAGTAGGATACGATGCCCGCAAATTCTGAAATCTACCAGCAGAAAGCCGTAGTTCTTGACGGGGGACTAGATTTAGTCACCCCGCGTTTGCTTGTGGAACCTGGAAAAGTTGTTGACTGTCTGAACTATGAGTGCGTCGATCAGGTCGGTTATAAGAAGATTGATGGATTCGAGCGCTACGACGGGGGTTCTAGTCCATCTCAAGTAAACTTCTGGGGGATTAGCACTACGGTATCCTCTATGAGTAGTCTTGGGGGATTTGCTGAAGGGGAAAAGGTACAGCTTGAGTACACAGACTCATACGGCCATAACCGTGTATTAAGTGTGACGTGTCGTTCTGTGACTACATTTAACGGAAAGTGGTGGCTGTATTTCTACCCCCCGTACATAGAGTCTCTTGAGGGAGCTTCTGCTTGCACTATGACGTGCCCCGCGTTGGGGGGTACTGCTACTGCACTTACCGTAGACGACGTGATCGTCATCAGCAAAACCTCTCTGGTGTCTTCAGCCCTGTCGGAAGCGGACGACGTTCGGGACACCATTTGGGCACTTCCGCAAGACAATTTCCCGTATGGTATGCAATACCACAAAAACAGTCTGTACGTGGTGGCTAACTGTCGGTACATGTATCTGGCTCTCGACCCGTCTCTGTACGGTGCTCCTCCCTCCACTACTGCTCGTACGTTCTTCGTGGGCAACAAGTATTCGATTGGGGGCGTGACGGGCACTATTCTCGATTGGAAGTTCCTCCGTGGTGGATTCGACGGCGTTGGTACGTCTGCGGCTACTCGTGCGTGGATCAAGGTGCTGGTGTATCCAGACGCAGCTACAACTCCGACCAACAACACTACGTGTAACATCGACCGTACCAACGATGTGTACACGACTGGCAACGTTACGTGCTGGAAATACTACGCCTCTATCGACGTGGATGGTCCTACGGATTCCGAAGAGGTGTGGGGTGGTGTTATCTACAAATCCCTCGAAGATGGTACGGCACGCGATAGCGTGACCAATACCTGGGAACAGAAAGACCTGGGATTGGAGGTGTACTTCAAGAATGGAAGCAGCACCATCACTCCGAAAGAACTGACCCTGTACACCACGGAAGCGCAGCTAGCTAACGAGTTGCAGTCTGTGTCTTCCAGTCCACCAAATGATGACCCGACAGCATATACCAACATCGAGCTTGCGTACACAGGTAACGCAACTAACTGGAACACTGTTGCTTGGAATGGGCAGACTGACGGACAGCAGTCCCCTCTTAATAGTCCAGGAACATTTAGTCTTTCTTCCGACGACGATACTGGTGTGTACGCTCGCCAGTCCGGTAACTGGGGTGACGGTACTGGCATCAAGTTCTCCGGATTTGATTTCAACATACCAAGTGACGTAATCATCACGGGTATTACCCTGAGCGCCAAGTGCTTCCACCAGGAAGTAGCTGCTATGGGTGATCCGTACTTCAATCGGATTCAACTGACCCTAGCAGGATCAGCTAACAAGGCACAGGGCACTTCTCTTGTGGTTAGCTCCACGAATCCCGCTGCCCCTAATTCATTCACGTTTGGTGGGGAGAATGATCTGTGGGGCCTTTCTGGGGTGACTCCAGATCAGCTGAACGATGCGGATTTTGGTGTGTGGATGACTCCTCAGCTCATGGACACCACAGGTGTTCAGTACCTCTTTTGGGACACGCTGGTTGTCACTGTTCACTACTATCGCCCAGTAGGCAAGGCATATTTCTACGACGGTTCTGGAGAAGTAGAGGCTAAGCTGGTGCGTATTCACCTTCGTAAAGGCTCCTGGTCGGGAGCAGACGCTGAAGGTGTGATGCACGTCTACGACGTTGTGGACGATGGTAGTCGTAACTACATCAAGGTCGGGGACAACATTCGCATTGTGTCGGGAGGTGCTAACATAGGTGAAGTGACAGCCGTGAAAGCGTCCCTGCTTCCTAGCCACTCAGAACTGGTAGCATCTGATCGTCGATTCCAGACGATCTCTGCCAACTACTTCCTGAACGATGATTGGGACACAATCTATGGGTGTCACGGACTAGGACCAGCTTTCAGCTACGATGATCGCTACTTCCGAAAGATTTACACCGCGTACACCCCAGAACTGGACAAGCCTTCTCACATTGCCAGTTACCGTAACTACCTTGCTCTTGGGTACTCCAGTGGTAACGTGCTGCTGAGTCGGTACGGAGACAGCGGTCCAGAACCCGAGAACTTCGACCCAATTCAAGGTGCTCGTGAGTTCTCGTTCGTGGATGGTGTTACTGGGTTGAAGGAATTGGCGGACACGTCTCTCGGTGTCTTCTGTCGTCAGAGTATCAATCGAATTGTTTTGAACACCACGGCTACGGACAGCGCATCTCTGTTCTACACGGCTGTCATTAGTCCGAACACAGGCGCTATTGAGTACACAGTTACCTCATTCGGGAACCTGACGCTGTTGTGTGACCAGTATGGTATTCGCTCAGTCGAACAGACGGATGTGTACGGTGACTTTGTAGGTAGACCAGTATCGTACCCCGTGTCTCCATGGTTGCGTCCACGCCTGAGTGCCAAGAAGTATTGGTCCGATTCAAAGATTGCTCAGAAGCCTTTGTTTGCCCACGCTTGTCGAGCCAAGAACCAGTATCGGGTGTGGTTTGACGATGGGTACGTACTGACGATGAACATGAACACGACTGAAGAGGCACCCAAGTTCATGCTGAGTCGGTACGCTTTTGATTGGGGCACTTCCACTGTTCCTCTAACTCCCATCTGTGATACAGCTGTGCTGGATAAAGAGGGTACGGAGCGTTTGTTTGTAGGCCACTGGAATCGAGCTTCTACCAGTGATGGCTACGAAAACAATCCGGCTTTGTTCAAGTATTGCTACGAGCTTGAACGTGGGTGGTCATTTGACGGCCAGGACTTTCCAGTCCGTATCACCATCAACCTGTCGTTTCTTCAGACCCCATTCGATAACGACATCATTCGGAAAGTGGAGTTGCACGCCCTTGACTATAACAACACTAATCTGTGGTGCAACTTCGGAACCAAGTACACAGACGAAACTCTATACGATAACCTGAGTATGGGTGATGTATACGTAGCGGCGGGACGTGATGCCGCTGGATCAGTATCCACTGACTATATCCCGTTCTCGAAGATGATGTCTGTAGCGTCTCGTGGGCGCCCTCTCTTTATGAAACTCAAGAACTCCACGCTGTCTACAGACGGCCTTGGAGATTCTTGGATACAGCCTCCTCACATTCTGCAAGCACTGCTGGTGCAGTTCATTCCAGCCAAGACGGAGATATAACGCATGCCTAACACTCCTCCAGGCTCCATCGGAGCTAATGTACGTTCACAGACTCCTAGTGGTGGACTGATGTCAGGCATCAGTATCGGTGGCCCTGGTATCTATCAGTATACCCCTCCGAAGAAGCATCTCGTGTATGGACTGATGCAACAGTATACTGATCCGAACACGAGTCAGTTTGTGCGCCAAGCATCTGATCGAGGTGCTGAGTTCGCTAACGCTCGCGGTATGGGCTCCGGGGCTTACGCAGCGGGCGCTGCTGCGCGAGAAGCGATTGGGGCGGCTCTGCCTATGGCCCAGCAGGACAGCGAGACTCTGACGCGCGTAGGGCTCGCTAACGCGAACAGTGCTCAGCAGTACAATGACCTACTCACTCAGTTGGAGGCTGCTCGATCTGAGGGTGGTTCCCAGAACGTGTACGGAGGCCCCTCTCAGGAAGAGATGGATCACGAGTTGCAGCTTCAGCGTGAGCGCCTAGCCTTTGAAGGTGAGCAGAACGCTTATAGTCGTCAGCAGCAGAACTCGATGGGTATGTTCGATTTGTACGGTAGCCTGTTTGGCAATCAGCTGGATTATGCTAATCAGCGTCAGCTTGGTTACGATCAGTTTGGATTTAATCGAGCGTTGGCGGGAGATCAGTTTAACTACGGTCGTACAATGGCTGGTGATAATTTCATGTACGATACTGCCCGCCAGCGTCAAAATGCTGATCTCAGTATGCGTGGCGATTATTTCAACTATTTGGGTAATACTGCCCAGTCCCGAAATAACTTCTACCAGAACGTAATTCTAGGTGGTATGCAAAATCCTGAGTGGATGGCTAATCCCGAAGCGTTCTTTGGATTTGCTCAGTACGCAACTGGTATGGTTCCAGGTGCTGGTAGTTCGTTCTTCAACAGTCTGTTTGGTCGAGGGGGTTAACACGTATGAATCTTACTGGTGGATTTGCCCCAATGACTATGGCATCCAATATGTCGGGTCTTTCTGGATGGAATCCCACTAAGTCTAGTATGTCTTTCATGGACTATGCAGGTCTTGGTGCCACGTTGCTTGGTGGGTATCTCGGTGACAAAGCTGACAAGAAAGAGAATCGTATGACTCGTCAAGCCAATCGTGAGCAGATGATGGCTCAGCGTGCTGGTCAGCGTGAAGCTCTGGCAGCTGGGATGCAGGCGGATCAGGACAACTACGCCCGTCAGATTATGCGCAATCGGGCTGCTATCGCTCCGTACGCAGAGATGTACAGTGGCCCTCGGTTTACCACGGCTCAGCCGAATGCTCCCATCTACAACCCTCTGATGGACCCCAATCACATTTTCAGCACTACGTTGAGCAAGCCGGTAACTGGTCCGTCCACTATGCAGCATCCGTGGAACGGTGGATATTCCGGTTTTGGTGGAGGCTAATTTATGAACAACATGCTTCGAGCCAGCCCGATAATGGCTGTGGGTAATGAAAAAGACGACACAGACGATACCTCTCCTCAGCACGATATGATGGAAGGGGAATCTGAAGGTCACTCGATGGACACCCGGGAACTGGACAGTGATCTTGTTCACGAATTGGCTATTGGGTTTCTGAACGAGCCAGAGGGTAAGCAAGGACTGCTTCAGAGTATTCAGGGAGCCAGTGATGTTGGCACTGCTATTGGTAAAATGGCAGTCATGGTTATCCAGCGCATCGTGTCTGAGTTGGAATCCGAGAATATGCCTGTCGATCCAGAGAGTGCCTTTGGCACGGACGGCTCTTTGGTAAAGGTGCTGACGGTTATCTACGCCATTGCCAATCAGAACGGTTTGGATATTCCCATGGAAGAGTCTTTGATTGATGCGTATGAAGTAGCGTCTGCGGACGTGGACAAGATGTTTGAGCAGCAGTCCAGTGGTGGAGAAGCTATGGGTCCGATGCCTGCTGGTGGTCCACAACCGCTCATGGGTGGGATGTAAGCTATGGGACAGTTCGGTCAGGCCCTTATGAATGTGGGTGGATACCTGCTCAGCAGGTCCGATGAAGAGCGTAAGTCCAAGCAGGAGCAAGCCTACCAAGCACAAGTAGACGCCCAGAAGATGGCTTTGGAAGAGCGGAAGATGGCTCTTCTGGAGAAGCTGCGGGAGTCCCAGATTACTGCGAGCAATGCTGCTGCTGAACGTAGTCGTGCGGGGGCTATGAGGGACCGTGCCTCTTTGCTCATGCCCAAACGGTATCAGGGTGGAGATACCATGTTCGAGGATGTGTACACCATGGACGAGAATGGTAATCCGACTGGTGTCAAGACTACTTCTACCAAACTCAACCCACTGATGGCACCTGCCAAAGAAAGAATGGCTCGTTCTACGATCATGGTGAACGGTGTTCCGACGCTTGTTCAGTACCCGGAAAGTGATCCTAAGAACTACACAGTCGTAGGTGAAGCTCCCCCGAAAGGTAACGCTCCCCAG